AGTAATATATTTTCTTCATAAGCATGGTATAATATATATTATATATACGGTATAAGTTATGCTATGATATATTCATTTCATATTTTAGATGACCACAATCCCATATACGATCATATCTTAATTTTCTCATTATTTCTGGTTCTGTCATAGATTCTGGCAATCCATATTTTGCTCCTTGATGTGGAATAATTATTCACACAAACAGAAAAAACGCAAAATAAATAAACAAAAAAAGACCGCCCGAAAGGGCGGTCTTTTTATAAAATCTCTTTTTAAGAGATGAACTATTAAACTTCGTTGAGGTTGCCGATGATGATTTTGCCGTAAAACTCAGGTCTTATCATCTTCTTGGCATAACGTGTCATTACGCCACGACGTGGTGTAAAGTTCACTGGGTCATACACCAACGGTGTTTGAATCAGTGGGATGTATGGAGCGTACACAGCGCCGGTTTCTAGGAAGTTTGTTCCACGGAAACCTACCAACATAACATTGTCTGTCATGTATGGGTTCTTGTATACTGTCCAACGGTTGCTCAGAGCGCCAACTTTGGCCACACCCATTGCGAACTTGGCTTGGTCGCCGTCCGTGTTGGTGCTGAAGCCTGGAATGGATTCAATGATTGTAGCAACGTCTGGGGAGCAAACTAGGAAGTTTGCACCACCGCGCAGTGTCAATTGGTGAATCTTGTTCGAGACCTTTTGGATCTTGTTGCCCAAGGTTTGGAACCATGTGCTCTTGACATATGCAGTGCGGTTGGCAGCTGTGTCCTTGAACAGACGGGTTGTCACGTCATATTCAGATCCAATGCGTGCAGACCAGAAGTCGGTTGTGGTCGCCGGAGCATTGGTGATCAACATGTCAAGGATTTCTAGGTCGATTTCCATTGAAACATATTCCGATAGAAGAGCCGTCAATTCGGCTTCAGCATCGATGCTGTGGTATGCATTCAAGTCTTGGGCCAATTCTGGTGTCCAGACGGCTTTCAGCTTGCGGGTCTTAGCTACAATAGCTTCGCTCTTCAGTTCCAAGTTAACTTCTGGAATTCCGATGTCGTCTGCAACACCTGTGGTGTTTGGCAATCCGTCACCTTTATCTTCGAAGTCGCCACGACTTGCGTCGCCCGGTTGTTTGTGATATCCAACTAGAGAGTTTCCACTGATGGCTGATCCAGAAACGTAAAAGATTACGCTTGTACCAGAAACTCGTGTAAACGCAGGATAGAAATCGACGATGCCCGAACCAGAAACGGTAAACGCACGAGCGCCATTGGCGTCGAAATTTGTTCCACTCAACGATACAGTAACGGATTGGATTCCGCCGTTTGACAATGAAGCACTCAGTTCTTCAGTGAAGTTGATGTTTTCCCAAGTTGGAGCATTTGCTGTGCTAAGAGAACCTGTGACCATAGCTGGTGTTGCGAGAACATCATTGATGGTGTAACCGAAACGACCTTGGCCATATAGACCGTTGGTTGCGCTGTCGGTAGAACCCAATTTAGTACCTGTTCCACCGAACAAAGAATTGTCCTTGAAACTTGGCTTGCCAGATTGGCCAGAACCATACTTGAAGTCCAGATAGAACACCAGACCAGAAGGAAGATTCATTGGTTGAACCGACACGAATTCCTTCGCGGCGATTTCTGCGAAAACACGACGAACTAGTGGGAGAGCAACGCCAGCCCATTGTTCGGAGTTCGATGAAGTACCCGTGCGGGTTGCTTCGTCGATCAGTTGTTTTGCTTGATTTTCCAGAAGGATGGACATGTGTGACTTTTCCATGTCGCTCTTGATGCCTTCTAGAAGTCCGGTCTTTTCCCACTTGGAGACAAGACCGCGAGTTTCGGTCATGAGCTTAACCATTGGATTGGTTGTCTCAGTTAGTAATGATTTAATTGACATAATATTATCCTGTAATTTTTGTTGTTGATTTTTTAACTGCGAATACCCGCCAACTTCTTAAAGCGGTTGGCCATTTCGGCACCTTCTGTAAGAACTATTGGTTTTGTAGGCTTTGTTGATGCAATTGGTTTGCTGGCAAGTCCTTCGGTGATGGTTTTGACTGTACCAGACATTTGCTTCTTTACAGGAGCAGCTTGTACGGTCTTTTTTCCACCGAAATTAAATGATTCGGCCAGTGTAGCATAAACAAGCTTTGCTTCACGAATTGATTTCGTGAGATCAAAGCTTTCGATTACTTTCATTTTTTGCTCATTGTTTAGGCTGGTCTGTTTGAACAATTTGTTCGTGTAGAGAAGCTTTGCATTGAGCAGGTTCACTTCATTGATCTGGGTCCGTAGATATTCGACTGCGCTACGGTATTCTGCTAGTTCCTTTTTCAACGAAATATTTTCTTTGACGGTTTCTTTTTCTTCATCGTCGTCTTTTGATTTACCAGCTTTCTTAGCTTGGTAATCGGCCAGACCTTTTGGAAGTTTGCCTTCTTCGATTTCCTCGTCATCGGCATCTTCGTCCGTTTCGGATAGAAGTTCGTTCAGGTCAATTTCTTCTTCGGCTCCTGTTTCGTGGGCTTCTGGGGTTTCTGCACCGTGCATTTCTTGCATGCCATTATCGTTATTTAAGCCGTCTTCCAATTCCTTTAGGATTTCATCCAAAGAAGCTTCATCAACTTCTTCGTTTTCCTTCAAGGCTGCTGTGTCATTGTCATATCCACCGTTGGATACTTCATTTCCTTGACCTTGTGGATCATCAGTCTTGTGACCAGTTGTGGTCTTGGTGTAGTCTGAAGACGCTTTTGCGTTTTTCTTGGTAGCTGATAAAGAACCCTTGGTTCCGCCGATTGCGGTTCCAACTGACTTTACCATATTTTTACCCGGATCTTCGGTATTGTGACCCTTGGTGGTCTTCTTGTAATCACCAGAAGCCTTTTCGCCTTCAGCCATATATCCAGCGTCTTCGCCAATTTCGCCTTCAAGTTCGGACAATTCAGCTTCGTCACCAACAGGTGTGGACGACATCTCAGCCGATGGTTCTTCAACTGGAGCACCCATAGCTGCGTCTTGAGCAGCATCGGCGTGACCTTCTGGTGCGCCGCCCGCTGCCATAGCCATATCTTGCGCGGCATCGGCGTGAACTTCACCACCACCCATATCGTCGGTTGGCAATGGAGCTTCCGGTGCTGGGGCTTGTGTGGTTTCGGGAGCTTCTTCGTCCCCTTCAATTTCTTGCTTTAGCTTTTCAGCTAGCATGCTTTGTATTTTTGGTGTGAATGCTTCTTCCAATGCAGCTTTGGCATTGGCTAGGGCAGTAGCACGCACCGCTTTTGCGTCTGCGATAGCTTGTTTTAATAGATCTGACATAATAGTTTTTATCTTTTTGGTTGATGAAACTATTAGAGTTTCAAGATGGTTGTTATTATCTTCGCATCAAAGAATGACGCATTTTATAATAAATAAATATATAGATATGTACGAAAAATATAAATTATTTACTTATTTTATAATTTATTCAGCCTTTTTAATTTTGGAAATTGCAGGTGCAAGTCCCTCATTGAGATCATTAATCTCAAAATAACGACCCAGTAAATGCCCACCATCTTCATACAAAGACTCCATGCGCTGCTGCATAACATGTGCATCTTTGGCCAACTTATTAAATTCTTCCGAAACTTTGCGAAGTTGTTTCATATTTTCAGAAACAGTTCGTTTATCAAACCAATCCTCGGTTTCTGTCATAGTAAATTTTTCAGCAGATTCTGTAATTTTTGCCAGAGTGTGCGCAATTTCCATTAAATTATATTCGCGGCGAAGTTGACCACCATATTCATTATATCGACCAATGGACTCAAGTGCGACTTTCTTCTCTTCATTACTCCATTCGGTTTCTTGATGAACACTATTTGATTGCTCGTCAGCAATTCTTTCAATTAAATATTTGAGTTTGAGTGTATTCATAATTATATATTATTCAGGAACTTCTTCTGTATTTTCGGGAGTTTCTTCAGCCAATGATTCCATCTTTTCAATTAGTTCTGGCATGCCATCAACTGTCATATGAAGCGCAGAGTCTGCTTTGAATGCATCAACATCTTTTTTTGTTTTGATATTGAGCCCAGCCATCATCTCTGGAACAATAGCATCAAGAGTATTTTTCATAACCGCCGGTGCTACAAGTTTGTTTAATAAAAATGTTATTCCACCTTGAGATGCAAGTCTTATATATCCATGTTTTTTAAGCTCTTTTTCAGCGGCGGAAGTTTCGGCTTTTGATTTTTCAAGTTCGGCCTTTGCCTTTGTTGCGTCCTGCTTTGCTTTTTCAACATCTTCTGGGGAAGTATCGTCAACTGGCTTCTCGGATGGTTCTGCAACAGGATTTGGTTTTTTTTCAATTCCACCGGACTTTTTGTTCAATGGCGGCAGAGATTTCTTGGAATCTTGGTCGCCAGCCGGTGCTTCATCTTTACCTCCTAGTGGTGGTAATCCGCCAGCATCTTCTTCACCAGCATCATCTGCTGGATTCTTTTTTTCATCACCTTCTTTTTTCAAAGTTTTCTTTGCAACTTTTTTATTTTTCTTGGCTTCTTCAAGAATATTCCAATCAACGCCTGTTATACGACCTTGAGTAGCTTTTTGAGATATACCAGAGATAAGTTGTTTTAGAAATGGATTTGTGATTTTGTTGCTCATATTGTTATAAATATATATCAATTTATGTAAATTGTGTAAAATTAGTTTCTTGGTTCCCAATAACGACCTTTTCCAAATATTCTTTCAGCAGAACTAACTACGCTTTTTTCACGGTCACTTGCAACGGAAACAACTCGTGGATCAAACCGGTGCTTGTATCCCCATTTGCCACTCTTGAATTGAGTCAAACCATATTGTGTAGCAATTGATTCTTTACCAGACGGAACATTGAAGAATGTAATACCAGCCATCTTCGGTTTGTTGGAGTATTGTCCTCGTTCTTCTCTGTCTTCTTTATCATATGCAGAACTGCCAAGTTTTTCTTCTTCACCTTCTTGCATATACAATTGATCATCTTGAATTTTTTCATGGACCAATTCATTATTTTGATCATCCAACTCTTCAATTTCTTTATCGCTGAGTGGTGTACCATCCATATAATTTGCAGCAGAAATATAAGCATCAGAAAAATCTGGATAATCTCTACGATCAACTCCGTCAATTTCAATTGATTTTTCATCAACTTCTTTGCCATTTAGCATAAGAGGTGTTGATTTATTTTCTTTGATCATCTTCTTTGCGATGTTGGAAAGATTGCGACCCTCATACATGTCATCGCCATCGCCATATTTTTTTTCTAAAACATCAACTACTTTATAGAACAAATTTTCTTGTTTTTTGTTTCCCATTGAATTCCAAAATGCTTGAAGCTTTTTGTTTTTTGGATCGTTTATGACAAATTCTTCGAAGTCATCATAAGATATGTTTTCTGGAGAATCTACATCAACATAGTTCATCCAATCTTCTGCTTTTTTTGCAAGAGATTTTATCAACTTGGCTTCATTACCACCAGCAGGAGCCTTGGTTGGAGTTGCCGTTTTTGATGAAAGTTTGTAATTTACTGGAGTTGGTTGGTCGTCACCGTAATAATCTGGGTCTGCTTTCAGTGCCTTATTATACAAATATGTTGACACCATATCATGTATTTCGTTCTTCTGCTTGCTGCTCAACTTGTTCCAAAAATTTAGAATCTTCTTGTTGTTGGAATCTTCAATTGCAGATTGTAGACCGGAAATATCAATGTCGTGTGCAGCATCAAGACCAATCATATCTTGGTACTTGGTGGCCTCTCTAGCAAGATATTGCACAATCTTTTTGATTGCTGTTTCGTTTGGTATTGTTGCTTCGTTCATAATTTTTTAACGGGTTTCTGATAATATATCACGAATGATATTTTCAATTTTTAGATATTTGTTGATGTCTTTGCGATCTTGATTGCCGCCAATCAATTGTTTTTCACGATTGATGCCTTCGGCAAGATTCATATAAGCACCGCGTGTGCTTGGTGAAGATACAAGGTCAAAGCACAATAGTTCAAAGTCGTCTTGTACTTCAACAGTGTTTTCATTCACATTGCGAACACTTCCCAAACCGCGACTGCTAATACCAATGCGAATATTGTTTCTAATCAAATCTCTTGCAATATTACCACTTGGTGTAGTTAGAATTTCAATTGTACCAACCACAGTATCACCTTCCCAGTGACATTCTGTAACATTGTGACATACATTCTTTAAATTTATCACACTGGATTCTGGATGATCAAGTTCGCCCAAAGCACGACGTTCTTTGATGATTTGTTGATATTTTTCAACTTCACGCTCTAATACTTCGCGTGGATATACACGACCATTATGATTCTTTTCACCGGCTTTTTGTAATGGACCTTTGAGAACCAATGGACCACCAGTATTTGCTTTTGCTTCTGTAAGCATCTGCGGAGTAATATCAAATGGTATAAAATCTACTAATAGTTGTTTGCTCATATTATTTACTTTGTATAATGTTTCGTTTAGAAGCAATACCCATGGTTTGTGGATATTGAATACCACCAACTTGACCACGAGTCAAACTTGCTGGAGCTTGTGATTTTGCTTGAGGAGCATCATTTACTTGTATTTGTGAATCATCCAAATAATATTCATTTTCTGATTCATTGCCTTCTTTTCCGATGAATACAATATAATATTTGTCTTTCATATAACGAACCTCAATGTTATTGACATAAACGTTATATTCTTTTTCAATTTGACCAACACTGCCTTTGGATGCTTTTACAACTGCATTCTTTTTTAGAAATGATTTCTTTAGTTCATCGGCCAGTTTTTTTACAGCAGCATCTTCTTGCTTTTCCAATTCCGTCTTGAAGTTCTTGAACTGATTTGAAATGTCAATCATTTTGGCATTTGGTGTAGCAGGAGGCGTGACCGCAGTTGGCGCACGGCCAGTTGACATAGCACCAGCAGCAGATGGATTGTTGCCCCATGTGTCTTCTTTGATAATCTTTTTAGCAATGTCTGTTAGATTCATAAATTTTATTTTTTTCCCATTCTGTTGATTCTTTTGGCAATTTCTTTCAATCGACCGTGAATTTCTTTCATGTCTGGTTGAGTACGTGCCCACAAACTTGTGGCTGGAACATCTGCTTCTGTCTTTAGACGTTCGCAGATGTTTAATAGATATTCAACTTCACCAAGCATCTTCTTTGCTTGATTGATGCCATATGAAATTTTGGCATGATTTTTCATCATATCACTATCTTTAAAATTACGATAGCGGCTGCGACCTTCCATAATACCAATATCACGACGCAATGTTAGTGTTTCACCTTCGCCAACTGTTGTATCATCTGTGTCTTCTTTGCCTACAACTTTGCCACCTGGCATACTATGTTCAGCAGATTTCTTTTTGCTTTTGTGACCACGAAATGCTGCTGGTGTTTGATAACCAGCAACAGCACCCGTTGATGTCATTTCTTCAATGACTTCTTCAACAAGCTCGCGAAGTATTTCTTTGGTGTCTTTCATATTTTATTTTCCAATATATCCAACAAATGCATGATCTGATGGAGCATTGTTTACAATATACCAAGCTGATGTGTCTGAAACCTTGATTCCCATCTCTCTAACATCTTCTCCTTGCATTAATGTTGCTTTTGTCCAATTATTTGCCATTGATATATCGCATCCACCATCTTTGACAAGTTTATACGGCTTTAAACTATACAACTCTTTAGAATCAACAAAATAGATGTATTTTCCAACAACCTTTTGTGGCTGTGTGGATTCATAATCATTTATTGTTTCTCTGATTAGTTGTTTTAGTTCTGATTTTTTCATAATTTTATTTTAGGTTTTTTAGTTCTTTTACAAGTTCATAGCTCAACATTAGAGCCATGATTTGATTTTCTTTGACTAATGTACCCTTGGATATCTTGTCCAATTGATTTAATGTTTCATCAAGTTTGATGCGAACAACATCATTGTTCACATATGATTTAAGTTCATTGATTTCTTTGCGAACAATTGGAACTTCATTGTTGATATATTGACGCAACGAGTTTGTGTTGCTGATATTATTGATATATTCACGAATAAGAATTTTTTGCTTTTCATCCAATCCTTTATATTTTTCATTGAATGAATCAACAAGCAATTTATAAGCAAGCAAACGAACATCTTCATTTTGTTGCTGATATACTTTGACCAAATCTTTCTTTTCATCTTCACTAACCAAACGAGTTGGTGTTTTTGGCGCAGCAATGCTTTCTACAATACATGTACGAGCTTTGAAAATTTCACGAGGATCACAATCAACTGAATTTACACTTTCTTCAAATACTTTATAAATGCTCGCAAGCAATTTATAATTTGAAATACTACCTTTGAGAAAATCATCCAATGGATAGTTTTCACGAATTTCTTTTATCAAATTATACTTTTGTAGATTTAATGCACGTTCATCCAACTTTGTTCTGGTACGAATAATTTGTTCAAGTAGTCTATCGGCAGAAGTTTGATCCTTGGTCTTATCTTCCATGATTATGCGATATAATCTATTTTCTCTACCAAGTTCAGTAGATTCTGAAAAATAATCACGCAATATTGCATTGGCCTTTGAATCTTCCTGACCATTTAGAATGTCGGCGGTTACTTGACGCACCAACAGTTCAAATAGTATTCCGGCATTCTTATACTTAGAGTGTTTCAGCTTCTTCATACGGTTTTATTATTTATAAATATGTGTGTGGGTGATAAAAACTCATATTTTAGAGTGGTTTATCATCATCAATTATATTAGACTCATCCATAATAGATTTTTTTTCGGTTATTATTTTCTTGTTTTTATTATTATACTTGTCCATCAATGACTTTTTTATACGTTTCAAATCTTCGTCCATGCTCAACGCACCGCCTCTGTATATATGAGTCGTTCTGCGGTCTGACTTGGACTTTTCTTTGTTTTGTCCGTTGCCAAGAATATCTTCGCCGCGTGTTTTTGTGAATGTGTCACTATATTCTTCTTTTTTTCCTTCTTGACTTGGGCGAATTCCTAGTTCGCGCTCTTTGCGAGTTTCTTCATCCAGAATTGGTTCATCTGCGTTCTTTTCTTCTTCCAGTGGAGGCAAGCCACCAGCGTTTTCGCCGCCAGAGTCTCCACCTCCACCACCAGAGTCTTCACCGCCGCCGAGGTCTGGAAGTTCACCACCTCCACCGCCCATATCTCCACCGCCACCCCCGCCACCTTCTTCACTTGAGGCAAATGCTGGATCACTTCCTTCTTCCTCAATTTGTTTAAATCTCCAAACATCTTTTTTATCCTGCACAACATCTTTTTTGATATATTCAATCTCATCCTCAGACAGTTTGAATACATTTTCATATATCCAATTTCTACTAAACATGGTACTTTCCATCATGTCCGTGGACAGATTAATTTTATTTTTCCAAATTTCCAACTTTTCTTGTTCAAAAATTGTGGATGGATTACTTAGTTCCAGTTCAAAATCAACAAGCGATGAATCTTGATATCCTTGTACATACAAATGTACAATGGCAATTTTAGTAAGTTCTGAAACTAAAATGCGCTGTATACGACCAATGGTGCGTGAGAATCGAACATCTTCAGCAGCCAACGTGGCTTTGCCAGATAATCCTTCTTCATATCCCAGAAACGCCTTTGGAATCTTTAGCGCCGCCATCATTTTATTACGAACATATTCCAAGTCATCTATACCAGTAAATTCCATACCTGGCAATGTATCGATTTTCGTTCCACTGTCGCTGCCACGAACCGGTAGATAAAAATCTTCAACCATGTTGTTTAAATTGAAACGAAGATTATAATCTCCAGTTCTCTCGTCAATATACGGCATCTTTTTTACCTGTCCCATTATTTTTTGCATCGTGGCATCAATATCCGCCGGTGGAATATTACCCACGTCTATGGAAAAAATACGCTTTTCTGGCGCACGCATGATACGATGAATCAACATGGCATCTTCCATGAGACTCAATTGCTTCCACACACGACGTGCTGGCTCAATCATGCTCTTGCCATATGGTAAGAAATTACTATCGCTCAACAATCTAAAATGAGCAATTTCAAAGTTTTCATATTCCATACCACCACCCATGCCATCATGTTGATATTTGACATAGTTTAGATTTTTTGGATCGCTACCTTCAATGCGAGTCAATTCATATGGACTGATTGGATGTACAAGAAATACACCATATTCTGGTGATATTTCCAACCTCAAGAAAAAATCTCCATACTTACACATGTTTCTTGTCCAACTCCACATGTTGAATTCAACATTCAAAATATCATAAAACAAATTTTCTAAAATCTTTTTAATATTTTCATTATTAGATTTAATGGTGAGAACTTTGCCATATTCTGACGGGACGAGGCACTCATCTGAGTAAATGTCCAATGCAGATGCAATGATTGGGTCCATGTCCATAACATCATAATCTCTGAACAGTTCCAAACGACTTGCTTGATATGCCATAGACATATCGCGATTATGCAAATTGTATGTACTGCTTCTTAATCTATTAAAACGATCACGCAAACTATTCCTATCCGTTGCATACTGAATTTCATCGGTATCTATTATCTTAAGCTTCTTGCCACCCACATTACGAACAATAACGTCCGTGCTGAACATTTTCTTCAGTCTACCAAATAAATCTTTTGTGTTTGCCATAGTCTATATATATGAGAGCATAAAGTATAAATATAAAGCCATTATATTTTTATAAAAATATATTAATGCAATAACCATGTGAGATCTTCTGCCTTTGAACCATGAATACTGGGTCCGCCAATATGCATTTGCCACGGATTGTTGTATACTCCAAATGGATTGACACTTTTTCCTGCATTTATAAGCTTTATGTTATTGTATGCCTGTTGCGATTGGCTGGTGCCTATTCGATCAACAATTGCCATGGTTGCGGCATTTGATTCTTTTCTAAGACGCAATGCAACATCTCTGATCCACAATCCAATTCCAATTGCCATTACAAGATCGTCATTATATCCGTCCATTGCTTCGGCTTTTGCGGAAACAGCACCAGACTTCCATATAAAGACTTGAAGTTCCTCAATAAGACGCTTGCTGTGTACGATAACTTCTTTATTTCTAAAATAACTTTCCAACTTTGATATAACAAGCGGTCTGGTTTTATTTGATGTCGTAAATCCGGGAGTCATTTTTTTCTCCAACGCGTTTATTTTGTTGGTCATTTGCGTTTCTACATCGACATATTGCAAATCTGAAGAACTGTAAAATAAGTTTGGATAATTATTATCTAACACTTCTTGTATCACAGCCCATCCAACATTGGCATTTTCTATAACAAGTAGCGCGTTGTTGTACTCGGTTGCCATCGTCATCAATGCTCTGGCATATTCCTTTGTTGGAATTTTTCCTTTATATTCTGCAACTTGTTCCATTGTTTCTATATCAAATATCTGGGCGGCACTAAAGTCCGACGCATCTCCACGAGCAACGTCCGCACTAACCATATATGATTTACCGGCAACTGGATACTTGAATATCCAATAACCTTTGTCGATTCCACGCTTTTCTATTGGATCAATTGCGTGATTTTTTTCATACCATTGAAGTAGTGAAATATCAATAACGGTATTACCTGATGTGCTAAATTCACAATCGCATTCTTGTGCTGCACCTTTTTCTCCAGACAACTTTGTTTGATCGTCACGCCATTTTTGGTTGCGTTCTGGATGATGATGCCAAGGCAAACTGATACGATTCATGTTGTTTAGTCCAGATTCGCTTTCTGTCCACATTTTGTGAAACCAATTACCTACGCCATTTGGTGTAGATAGCACAACCGCTTTACCACCAGTAGCCAAAGTGTATTGAGAAGACAACCATATTTCGTCAATATTGTCGATGAACGCGGCTTCGTCGATTATCAACAAAGATGCGGCACCTGAACGACCGGCTGTACCTGCCGATGAAATAGCAACAATCTTTGAACCGTTGGATAGTTTCAATGACAGTCGATTGTCTTCTGATTCTTTCAGTTTCAACCAACTTGGTAGATTGTCATTGGCAAAACGAACCTTGGTTACAATTGCTTTGGATGTTTCTTGCGTGATACTTAAACAAATGATTTCTTTGTTTTCATGAAACGTCATGAGCCACAATGAATACGCAGCAACCAGTGTAGTAATACCCATCTGACGACTTTTGAGAATAATGTTTTGGTCATACTTGATCAAGTCGGCCAAAGTTTTGTCTTGAAATGGATAAGTAAGAAATGGCAGTGTGCCGCGAATAGGATGTTGAATTTTCACATACTTCTTCATGAAGTATATCGGATCTTTCAAGCACTTGACATATTCTATCTTGATTATGTCCTTTAAATTTTGAGTGCTAGACTCAGACATAACCCATCTCCGTGTAATATTTATATAATGGATCTGAGTATCGTATATATACTACATTTGGTATATTTTGATTTACGTACTTTTTAAATTGATCGGCGGATATGTCTAATATTTTTCCCTCCACATTTACCCAATCATGATTAACTTGATACTCATCAAATTCTTCATCCTCTTCTGATCTGTATTTCCATGCACCGGGTTCATCAAGTGTGAATATTCCCATTACATGATTGGATCGTATTCCTTTTTTATTCAAATCGGAAACCAGTTCTTGTGACATAAATTCACACTTACCATTTGAGGACGGAAATTTTTTTTTAACTTTTTCGGCAATAGCTAAAATAATTTGATCTGAAGGTATAAACTGCTGCAATTCCATATCCTATATATATTGCGTATCAAATTATTTTGTCTATCATTTTTATAACATCCTTTGGATATATCTCTTTAGTACATTCAAAATCTTTATTTCTGGGGCACCAGTTCCAATCGGATTTGTCAAATATACAACTCGCATCATTCCAACATCCATGACACACGTTTTTATTGATAACTCTATAAGGATTTTTGAATTCGGCAAACTCCTCGCTAAATCCACTGATAAGTATAACTTTTTGATGAACTCCCCATGCCAGCCAAGATAATCCAGATCCAAGTCCAATAAAAAACTCCGCACCCGCAACCTGAGACATTCTTTCTTCCAACGGAAATTTTCCAGTCTTATCGATGACACCCGCTGGCATATA